TGACAACGGATTGGACATTATTTTTTCTTTTTTCCTTTACAACAATATTGATTTTTGATATAATAGATCTATGGTCGTTAAGGATTCTACTACTAGGATTTAAAATAATCTTATTACCAACGGTTCCCGAAGGGATTAAAGGATTAAACATCAATGGTCTCACTATCAGATCCTTTAAGGAACTTCTGGAGTTCAGATGTGGTACCAACAAAGATGGCATTATTAGTTGTGGATGAAGCTTCATTACCACGAGGGTCATCAGACTTGACAAGCGTCTTCCGCTGTTTCTGAAGATCCAAAAGTTGTTGGTTCATTTCAGCAGCTTGCTTTATAAGTGTTCCAAGAACCTCAAACGCTCGAGGATGTTCGGCATCAGCCGCAAGACACGACATGGAATCAATAGCAATCTCTGACGTGTCAATAAGTTTCTTGATCCGCTCTCTCGCATAACGATAATCCTCTTCGGTCTCGTCTACAAGCTGGGCATCGCTTGGGCCGATCAAGGAATCAACTTCAGCAAGTTCCTCAGAAGTCTTTTTTACCTCGTCCAGATTCTTCTGCAACGCGGCGACCATGTCGTCCTTTTTACTCATAAAGTTATTTATATCCTAGTTTATGGGGAATCATCCCATACATTATCTGGATCAGGAGGCTCACCAATTTCTATAACAACTGTATGGGAATCTTCTGTATCAGATCGAGATCCTGTTCTTACCCGCACACCCGCATCTGTATATTGACTAGAGGTGTCAAAGTCATTAAAGAATGTATCAACTGATTTGATAAGACCTACCGTATTGTGGTTACTTATAAACTTGGTTCGCGCACTAAAGGTTAGAGTATATATGATTAAACGGCGAGAAGATTCGAAATCACCTTCGTATCCATCTTCGCTGCTAACACTCGTTAAAACAATAGGAACATCGGTTACACTTTCTGGTCCTTCTAATGCTTTAACGCTTATTGTATAGTTTGGATTAAAATGCGGAAGTATTTGTTCAAGTATTTGAAGCGCTTCGTCTTGTCCTCTTGACATAATACTCAGCGAGAATTCAATAGTATAAGGTGCACCTTGCCAAACTTTAACAAGGTTACCTTCACTGTTAGTTTGAATACACCGATTCATTCGATTCAACTTGGTTTCAGTATCATACGAAAGTCCAGTCATTTCAAAGCTCATGCGAGGTAGCTGCAGTGCCACACTGTTCTCTATACCAACTTTAATTCGAGCAAGAAACTTTTCCCTTGGCGCATAAGAAAGAGGGACGCGTTTAACACCTGTCATCTTGCCACCTGTAACATGTGCTACCTCAATGTCATTGAATAGTTGCCCAAAGACTGACACCATTTTCTTAACCGTGCCGTTATAAAAATATGGATTGCCAAGCATGTTATGAATCTGGTTTAGTTCCAATCACTGTACTGTTCTCAGTGACTCTTACACCTGCATCTACGTATACTCCGTTTGTATCAAAGTCGTAAAAGAAAGTATCTACTGTTTCAATAAGACCAATAGTTGAAGGATGAAAGGAAAATTTGGTTTGTAACTGAAACGTTAGCGTGTAGATAAGCAATCTCCGCGAACTTTCAAAGTCACCTTCGTACCCATCCTCAAAGCTAACATCTTTAAGAGTAATGGGCATGTCCGTTTTACTTTCAGGTCCTTCAAGACCTTTAACGGTAACAGTGTAGTTGGGATTAAAGTGAGGAAGTATTTGTTCAAGTATTTGTAGCGCTTCATCCTGTCCTCTTGACATAATACTCAAACTAAATGTCAGTAGATAAGGCGAGTTTTGCCAAACTTTAACTTTATTACCTTCACTGTTAGTTTGAATCGTTCTATTCAAACGATTTAGCTTTGCCTCGGTATCCGCTCCGATATCAGTCATTTCAAAGCTCATACGAGGAAGCTTTAAAGCAATATCATTTTCAACGTCAGCTTCAATTCGCGCAAGAAACTTTTCCTTTGGCGCATAAGAAAGAGGGACGCGTTTAACACCAACCATCTTACCTGCGGAGATATTAGCTACCTCAATATCATTAAAAAGCGTGCCAAAAACCGACACAACGTTTTTTAGCGTTTCATTATAAAAATATGGATTGCCAAGCATGCTTAGAAGTTAAAAGGTTCTCCAAACGGATTCTCTTCCGTGAAGTCTAGAAAATCATTGGCGTTAACGGTTTGACTAAAGGTAGAGTTCTGTGCCGCGGGATCATTTGGAAAAAGCTCGTCATCATCAGCGGTACCATCATCTATTGTATTAAATCCACTAACTGTAACAGAAGCTCCGGTCGTCGCACCAACCATAATCGTTCCAACTGCTATAGCGTGATATTTACCGTCATTAAACGTTGGCAGTCCAATGCGTATTCTTTCCAGCGGGGGAGAGTCAGTAGTTGTTTCATATTTAAAGAACTCGCACTCGCCTGTTACTCCACTTGGAAGGGTAAAGTTTAAGGTTTCATATGCTTGGAGCTCTTCAGCCGGTGAATCGTTATTGGTATATTCAACAACTAATTGATCGCCATTGTCTGCTTGAATAGCATCAATCTCTGTAATACCAGTATCAATTTCTTGACTTTCGTATTCAAACAACTCACAGGAAAGTCGAAAGATTGGAATATCTTGAAGCTGACGAAATGGTTTGTTAACTTCAACAAATTTAATTTCAAATAACCCTTTGGTCAAGGGGAAATATATGAGGTCACCTTCAAGAGGACGAGCACTATTTTCTGAATACCCGTATTGACCTATAAGTTCGTTCCAGCGCAGATTGGCTATGACTAAATTTATGCTGTCGCGAATCTCTAGACCAAACTTGGATAGCAGTTGACCATCACCTTCAAATCCATCAACGCTTTCAACATACATCTCAATCTTATAAGCCTTTTCAAATACGCTTACAAGATCTTCATTAAGAATCGCGTCTTCCTTAACAATTTTACGCGGAATGTAATAAGCATCAGTGCCATATATTTGAATGGCTTCAATGATCAGCGACTCATAAAGCTTTTGCTCCTGAGTAGTTCCATTTTGAAAGTATGGATTGAGTGTACGTACGTCTGCCATTATCCAATATAGAAGTCAACGGGTTCTTCATATTTAAGCTGCCATGTTTCTTTAAGCTTTTCAATATCGGCAACTGCGTCATCATATATTTTACTTCCATTCATGGTAACCCCGCCTGGAAGCTGCATTCCTTCAAACTTACTGAGGTTTTGTCCCCATTGCTTTTTAATAAGAAGTGTAAGGAGTTCCTTTAAACCCATGTCGTCAAAAACGTCTGTATACGTGGCAGGATTTATAGTCTGATAGGTTTCAAATATAATGTATTCCCCTTCTACCAAATGATCGGAAATCGCAGCGTGAAACTTAACGGTATTCTTATGACGATTAAAGGACAGCGGCTGACCATGACCGTTGAGGATATCCTCCACCAAGCTCATGTATTGAGAGGTAAGCTCATAGCTTAATAGACCGCCAGGGTTTCTCATCCCAAAGAAATCATTGAGATACATTTGGTATTTGGCATTGAATAATGATGCGCTCGAAAAGTCTTCAAATCCAAGTACACGTACGACAGAAAGAACCGCGTCGGGAACTTGGATTTCGTTACTTTCAAGTTCTGCTGCGGTTACCTGATGTTTGATTAGCGTTTTGACAGAAGCATCACTGTGGTATTCTTGCCAGAATTGAATTGCTTCATCAATGCGATCTTCAATCTGATCTTCATCAATGTTTATTTCAATCACCGGCGCACCAAGTGCCCTTAAACAATAGTCAGCTAATTCGGTTCGTGTTGTCGGCTTCATAACAACTATTTATATAGTTTGACTACTCAACCTACCGCGTTTCCAGCCTGACCCAGGACAAGCGTGAGCCATTGTAGTTTGTTCTCCGTTGTTCCACCACGTCTTGCCTTTCATAGCTTCGCTGAGTTTACGACGGGTTTCCGCAGAGTGCGTCTTGCCTTTATGGGCTTCGCTGAGTTTCTGCTTACGTTCCTCAGTCATCGGCCCGCGCTTTTTACCCTTCAGAGCTTTACTTATCTTCAGTTTCTGCTCCTTAGTCTTCGGCCCGAGCTTTTTACCTTTCCTGGCTTTGCTCATTTTGCGTTTGGCCTCCTCAGAGTGCTTTTTGCCTTTCCGGGCTTCACCCTGTTTACGACGGGTTTCCGCAGAGTGCGTCTTGCCTTTCATAGCTGCGCTGAGTTTACGACGGGTTTCCGAGGAGTGCTTCATTCCTAACCTGCTGGGATAACTTTTAAGATCAAGACCTTTCATACCTCTATAAGCTTCTTGATCATAGCCTCGACGATGGATACGCCAAAGAAGGTAATGGGCAATGATGTGCTCGCGAACAGTTAAGTAGGTAAGATTCCTCGGATCGTCGTAGGTACCACCTTGATGTCCGGGGAGAATTCGGTGACGTTGAAGACCACTTCCAACTGGCTTCCAGGCTTCCTCAAGGTGCATCCTCGACTGACAAAGACTTTTATATATAGATTTGCTGTTCATGATTGTTTTAAGTTGAATTGAATAGAGCTGGCGGGTATTGGTAGTACCGTGGCCAGCATTTTTATTTATAAGACACCCTCCGGTTTGGCCGGTATAAAATAAAGCCTTTTTGTAAGCGGTCACTTAGTTGGACCTTCTTTTACCTATTTGCGCGGAGACTAAAACGGTTACAAGAACAACAACGCCCATTAAGATATCGTCCGCAGCTGCATCAAGCGTGGAAGAAGGTAAACCAAGCTTCTCGGTCTTTTCTCTATACCAAAAGCAAATACCAAGCAAAGCCTTATACGCAAAGACAGAAATAATTAGAAGCAAAAGTGTTTTAAATAAGGCTTTCATTATTTTTTCTGATCGGGATCATCGCGGTTAATAAATGGTATAAACCTGCTAGGATTACTTGAAATCTTCCTTGCTACAGTGACAATACCGTCAATGACTTCTGGAGATATAACCCCTACGATGCCATAAATCACTGCTCTATACAGGCTTGATATATCGGTTTGTTCTAAAATGTACCAGGCGATTCCACTTGATATAGCAGCTGCAGGAATTCTTTTGTAAAGAAGCTGGATCGTAATACTTTCATGTGAAGAAAGTATCCTCGCTATCATCCCTGCTGCGCCAACTAGCGGAACCAACCATCCTCCTTCTAAAAAGGCTTGAAATAGGGATTTGTGAGGATCTTGCATTATTTGGTGTGTACTATTTATTTATACAAGCGCGCGGCTTATCCCTATATTAATAGGGGTTTATAAGACATCCCCGCCAACTCCCGCAACCTATTACCCTTATTGTGGATCACCGGACTAATCCGCGAAACCTACTTCGGTGATATCGAAGTAGAGGCGGACTCGAATAAAATCAGTCACCGAGCTCCGTCCATTATAACCACTTTCCTCGTCGAGATAATGTCCATTGGCGGTACATTCTAAAACAATGCCATCAAGTGCGCTGACTGCTACGCTTACGGTTCCACTTGTACCACTGTAATACTTTGGATTCGGAGCGCTTCCTTCATATGCTTGAAGAATTTCATCCGCAGATCCTGCTGAAACTGACACGGTACCAAGTGTTGTGCCTGGGTCGTCACCGGCAAGAACCTTAAATTCCGGATCATTGCGGTCAGTCACTTCCCATTCTGGAATGTCAATTTCTGCTCTGCGAAAAGTCATCCCACTCATCCCCGCAGTCATGATAAACGCGTGATCCCCAACCTCAAGTGCGGCACTGGATCCTCCGCTATTGGCAAAATCCGAAATGGCAATATCATAGGTGTAGCAATAAGGACGAACCTCGAGTCCTCCAGCTGGTCCAGTTGGCCCAGAAGGTCCTGCAACGCCGGTAGCACCAACTGGTCCAATAAATCCACGATCTCCGGTTGGTCCGGTTGGTCCAGTTGGTCCAGTTGGTCCAGTTGCACCAGTTCCTCCAGTTGGTCCAGTTGGTCCAGTAGGTCCAGTTG